CCCGCAACAACTTCATCTATTACTTATAAATTACAAGGTGCAACTAATGGTTCTGGACATACTTTAAAAGCACAAGCATCAAATGCTCAATCACAAATGACACTAATGGAGATAGAAGTATAATGGCGTTAATCAGATTAAATAATCAATCAATCAGTTCTGTTACTGCTTTGCCTAGTGGCATTGATACAGGGAAAGTTTTACAAGTGCTTCAAGTAACATCATCGACAAGTATCAATAGTTCAAGTAATAGCTATACAGATATTTTAACATTAAATTTCACACCTAGTGCAACATCTTCTAAAGTATATTTAATGGTTACTTGTCCGACAAGAAAAAGAGATTCATCAACTGGAGATAATTCTCTTGGTATTAGAATAACAAAAGATGGGAGTAATCTTGTTGATTTTGGAAGATATATTGCTTGGAATAATAATCAAGATCCATACGCACAAGAAACAGCAAGTATGAATTATTTAGACAGTCCAAATACAACTTCTCAACTAACTTATGTGATGCAATTTAGAAGCATGAATGCTGGTGGAGTTAATGTTAATCATGACATTTCATTTTCATCACTTACAGCTATGGAAATAGCGGGATAAATTTAAAAGGAGAAAACAATGACAGACATAGCAACAGCAATACAATCTCTCAACAAAAAGGGTAACGTAAACCACGAGTTTGTTGTTAGAGGTGAGCCAACTAACGAAGCAGAATACAACAGTAATGTTGATTATGTTTCTGGTGCAGATGCTAATGGTACTGCTATCTTTTCTGATACTAAGGCTTATACATGGTCTGAAGTAAGTGCTGAGAAAGCATTACTCCAAACTGAGTATGACAACAATGAGTATCAAAGAGATAGAGCCAGTGCTTATCCGTCAATCCAAGACCAGTTAGATATGCAATACTGGGATAGTGTTAATGGCACTACAACTTGGAGTGATGCAGTAGCACAAGTCAAAGCAGATAATCCTAAACCTTAACAATGGAAATAAGCGATAAGACTACGATTGGGATGCCGATCAGAAATCTTATTGCGATTGTTGCATCGGTGGGAATGGGTGTTTATTCCTACTTTGGCATCCTGGAAAGACTTAACACTATTGAAACTAGGCAAACTTTATTCGAAGCAGACCTGGTAAAAGCTGCAGATCAAACACCAGTAGACCAAGAACAGTTCATGCTCCTGGAGTTTATCTCTGGTCAAGTAGAAGGTGTTGTAGAAGATTTAGAAAACATGGCACATAACAAGGTTAATATTATGAGATTACAAACAGATATGGAAAAAGCCTTATCAGATATAGAGGCTTTAAAGGATAAAATTAGAGCCAATGGTCATTAAAACAGTATTAGCATTATGTTTATTTAGCCAAGGTGCATTAATAGAACATACGATCCAGGACTCTGTAAGTGAGTGCCTAAAGAATAAACGAATTATGGAACGTAATATGAGAGATGCTCAGATTATGTGTGGAGAGGTAGAAGCTGAGATTGATATTAAGGTTATCAATGGTAAGGAATATGAATTTATTAAATCAATTAGGAAAAAATCTTGATGTTGAATAATCATGAATATAATATAGATCCTTTACATCACAATTTATTGAAAGGAAAAGACATGACTGCATCGGAAGCACACTCCATTGAAAAAGAGTACAAAGAAATGAAGAAGAATTACCACATGATTTTAGATATGTTAGAAGCTGAAAAAGCTAAAAGCCAGGCTCTCAGAGCTGAAAATATGGAACTAAAATATCAAAAGAAACCTAGCGAAGCTGCATAAAGATGCCTAACTTAGCCAAATTAACTACCGCAAAAAAGATTGAGGTGTTAATTACCCAGGTTAATGTTATGCAAGAAAAAATAAATCACATATCAGACACAGTAGAAAGGCAATCAAAAGATATTGCCGATCTTAACAAACGCATGAACATGGGAGCTGGTGGTATTCGTGCCATAGCTCTCTTTGGCGGTATCATTATTGCCGCTATCGCTCTCTTTACAAAATTTTTTGGCTTAAAATAAACAGATAAATCATTATGATTATCCTGTGGATAAGCGAATATTAAAAGGCTTTCAATCCGAAATGGCTGCAGAGCTTTGGCTCACTCAACAAGGCTACATTGTCTACGCTAAAAAAGCAGTTCAATCCCCTATAGATTTTTGCTGTTATGATCCAGAAACAAAACAAGTTTTATTAGTCGATGTTAAATCCTCCAGTTATCGTAAGAGTGGTAGGAGAGTAAACTCCCAAAATAACTTTATTTATCGATCACCTACTCCTTTACAAAAAGAATTAGGTGTGAGATTATTGTACGTTTCAGAGGAGGGTGAGTGTACTTTAGACTCACCAATAAAGAAATGATTTGGTCATTACTAGGTACTGTCGCTAAAGGAGCTATTGACGTAGTTAAAACAAAGACAGAAACAAAGAAGCTACTGGCAAAAGCAGAGCAGACTCATGCCATGAAAATGGCTGAAGGTAAAATAGATTTTGAAATAGCAGCTCAAAAGAATATGAAAGACTCCTGGAGAGATGAATGGTTTACTGTTCTATTAAGTATTCCCCTGGTGATTGTTTTTATTTCTATCTTTGCTAACAAACCAGAGTGGGTAGCTAAACTAAAAGAAGGATTTGATACCTTGAATAGCCTACCAGATTGGTATATTTATGCACTCATGGCTGCTATAGCTAGTTCTTTTGGTATTAAGATTACTGATCTTGCTATCAAGAAATTTAAAAAATAGGAGATAACATGGAAAAATATGCGTACAAAGCTATTGAGAAAGTAGATGAATGGATTGCCTGGTTTAAAGATGCAAGTCCATTAAAGAAATTTATTTTCTTTGCAGCTCTAATGATTGTTCTCGTTGTTCTAAATAAAATATTTTAATGCACTGGTACGACTGGTCTAAAAAGAGTATCCAGGAACGAGAAGAATATAAAAAAAAATCTCAATTAAAAATCTGTCCAGAGTGCGAGAAGTATCCTTGCATTGGTGATAAGTACCTGGATGTTTGGACTTGTATTGACTGTGGTGCGATCCGTAAAAAAGAAAAAGAAGAAAGTAAAGAAACGACCAGTCTATAAAGTCTATAAGACTTTCTATAAGACGGGGGAATATTACATTGGTGTCACCAGTAAGACAGGAGCTGCGTTTGATAATTACTGGGGATCAAATACCACCGATAGAGTTCCGAGTCATAAAGATATAATTTATATCACTCACAACAAAGCAGATGCTAAATTGGTAGAGCTAATCTATCAGCTCCAAAACTTCTACCAGGATGATTGTTTAAACAAAATGTTAAACATTCGACTGCGTAGAGATCATATTAAAAAGATACCGAGATTTAGTATTAAAATAACCGAATAAGATTATACTAGAGAGTCTTTAAAACGCTCTGAGAACGTCTTAAAATGGATTTTTTGAGGGTATTTTTGAGGTTAAAACAGGCAAAACACTCATATTTAGGATATTTAGATCCAGAGTAGGTAATCGGTATTAAATTAACCTCCAACCACTCCCTGGTACAGACATCACAGGGGTGCAGCTCCAGGCTATGCTGAAATTTTTTTCCTCTAACTTGGAATTGTTTTTTTCTTTTCACAATAGATAACAAAATCTTCTATATTATTCTGCTGCATAATAGTTAAGACATTCTTTGATGCTTCCTGGCATTCATAAGCTGTTTTAAAAGTAGCATTTAAATTAGAACAAGTTCCATTCGCACACATTGTTATCCATAAAATAAATTTTACCATTCTACATCTAGACTACAGCTTTTACATTGACCTTGCAAACTTCTTAACCAGGCTAACCATAGCTCTGGATCTGCTGTTCTATAGGTTTTTGAAACTTCTGGACTGACTCGTCTAATTCTAAACTGGGTAATCTTTTCTTCCTGGACTGTATACAATACAACGAAACCTGGGAGCTGCATCTTATCAGCAATCTTTTTAACTAGGGTATAGGCTTTGTCTTGACCTTTGTCCATCGCTACTTCTATTATAGCTAGGGGTTCATAACAAACTTTGCAACACTCTACTGAGTCTACATCAATCATCGCAATACCTTCATATTGACGATGCCATTCAGAGTAATGATCCCCCTGGTTAAAGTAATTCCACCTAGCCATCTAATTTATCTTTATAGTCATTTAGATATTGCATTAATTTATTATTGTACCAATCAGCTTTTCCAGCATCCATTAACTTCGCTTCTACTGTTCCTCCATGTTTACTACCTAATCTCATTGTGTATTTCATAATTTGACCTCTTAAAAATCCAACAACTTCAATCGGTGTTAATTGACTAACAATAGCATCAAAGGTTTCTATTAATTTATCTTTGTAGTGATCGGGATTTATTTGTTCTGGCATTCTTCCTCCACTGAATTTTTATTAGAAAAGAAACCAGGGTGAAGAACATAACGCTCTAAATAACGTCTGTACTTCTTCCTGGCTCTTTCTTCTTTGTTTAAGATCTCACCCCTGGTGTATTGTTTTAGAGTCTTTTGATCTTTCATGACTAAAACGGAGCGTCATCCGATCCAGTATTACCTTCAGCATTGTTAGAGCTGCCGCCTGTAAATGGCTGCCATTCTTCCACCGCTAAAGACACTGTAGGATATCCAGTATTTTTTGTAGTACCTTGCCATAGTGTTAATTTGTATGGCTGACCAGCTTTTAAAACAATATCTTCTTGAGGTGTAAAACCTTCCTTGTGAGAAGATGCCAGGGGTTTTTTTCCCCAGGATGTCATTGATCCCTTGAGGTCATCCCCTGGGAACATATTTAAATATACTCTACTCATGTAAGTGTTTTCCTTTCTTGAGTTCATTCATTTGTTTTTGTTTATTGTTATAAATAGATCTTGCTTTGTTTTTATCTTCTTCATTTAAACTATTGATCCAGTCTTTAAACTGAGATGCTGTTTGTGTTAAATGACCGATATGTTTTGCTTGATCTATTGCAGCAGTAAATTCTGTAAACTTATCCGCTGTTGTGCCAGAGTTTTGTATCGTCTGGCTTTTAGCTTCCGCTATTTGTATCTCATCATAAGATGCAAACTCCTGTCCGCTAAAACCTAAATTGGCAAGGCTACGACCAATCGCACTGGTTTCGCAAACCTCCCAAAAACTTGTTAAATT